GATACCGAAATAGGAATCTTGCTCTTCTCGCGCACGTATCGTGATTTCTCAACGTTGATGACAAAATCGTAACCAGTCACTTCAGTACCAGTCTTATTTTGTCGACGACCGAGAATCCAAATATTGTCAGAGGAATAATAGATCCCAGTTCCGCCGCCGACGATATCTTTAGGAAACAGACCAATTTCCTTGTAGGTGTGGTTAATCGCTAAGAGAGGAATGTTCTTCATCGTCAGATAAGGGGTCGTCATTCGGAACAATCCTTTCAACGCTTTGGCGCGGGACATATCAGCAACAGACTTCTCATTAATAGCGTCTTCGAGTTCTTTCTTAGATGCGAGGTTTCCGATAGAGTCGATCACAATGATAACTCGATCGCTGCGTTCGATAGTTTCTAACTGACTGACTAGGTCGAATTTTAATTCTTCTACATTGGTGATCGGAGTATGCAAAACTCGCGACGGGTCAATACCATAGGTCTCGAAGTATGATTGGGGAGAACCAAACTCAGAATCATAAAATAGAATAACCGCATCATCATATTGCTTTAGATATGCTGACGCAATCTTCAGAGCGAAACTGGTTTTAAAATGTTTAGAAGGACCGGCGAATACAGTCATACCGGCAGTCAACCCACCATCTAAATCTCCCGACAAAGCAACGTTCAACATCGGAACGTCCGTCGGAGTAATATCTTTTGTGCTAAAAAGCAAAGACTCTGAGAGGATTTCTGTATGACTCAGTTTAGAGTTCTTCTTAAGTTTATTCAATAATGACATATTAATTACCTTTAGTTTTTATAAACAAATTCAATCGCGCTGTTCGCTTCAAGTTCGAGTGGTCTATTATTATACCACTTTCCGGTGTCGTTGTCAAGCTCTTGACAAAGATCGGCGATTTCTTTTGGCGTTATCGGGTATTCATTTTTGATTGCGTTACCAGCAGTCGCAACCATAATTTGAAACATTTTGTGATACCAACCTGTTTCAGAAATAGAAATATATTCAGTAGCAAGTTTCTTCGGGAAGTATGGACAATCTTTATATGATGTCCAACGAACGTCAGTATTTTGCATCTGGTCTTTTCTGTAACTGATGACTTCTTGGCGTAGTGACTCGGGGAGTTTTGATAAGAAGGTTTTTCCTTTCGATGGTTCGATGTATTCCCATTTATTTTTTAAATCACGAACACTCATGATTTCACCATCGTTGGTGAACCAGAAATTAAATGCTTCAGGATATACCGCAGGGACATAATACATGCGAGATAGATCTTTGGTTTGCTTATCACCAAGGTCGCCCAACTCTTTATTCAAAGCAAACCAAAAATGTGGAATTTCCGTTTCATCAATAATTTTATCTAGCGGAAACACAAGACGAAATTTTGGTTGAACTGGTTTGCTGCTTGCCGTTGAATAACAAATGAATTTGTATTTGCCGCATATCTTAGATAGCGTTTCTTGTAAGTTCTGTTCGTCTAACAAATTAAAATCATCAACATCAACAGCGCACCACTTGCCCCACGAAGAGACATTTCGATTCGATCGAGTTGTTCCTTCGTGGTAGCATGCTGGACTGATTAACGGAGAAGAATCTTTACCGCCTTTCTTACCGTCTCGGTTAGACAGATTAAAAAGAAGTTGTTCGAATTCCTCCCAAGAGGAAAACTCCATTCTTCGATGAGTCTTGTTATCGAAAGTGTTTTTGAATATAGTTAAAGAATACATAAATGTATTTTACTAAATTTTTCGGAGTATGTAAAGATTAAAGAAAGAACGACTCGAGAGTTGCTACATCTTCTTCGTTCCACCCAACCGCGTCTAAGATAGGACGTAGAGGGTCGAGGAAGGTCTTGTCATACATCAGGTCATAATCGACCTTATCGTGGAGTTTAAATTCTTTCGGTAACACATTCGGAAACGATACAACGTTTTCCCTGATGAAGTTTGGTTTTTTAAGATAAACAAATTTAATCTTTTCGCCGTCTTTAATGATTTCATATTTCTGTTCAAGTTTCTCTTGGCGCAAGAAGTAATTATACATCAAAGATCCGCGCGAGTGTATTGGAGTTCCTTTACCGTAGATCGTTTTTCTATCCTTCCATTTAGTCACATCGCGAACCGTGCGAGGGAATGCGATAGTTTCCGGATCAAGTCCGCTAAAGTTAGTTCGGAAATCAGCAATGAACTTTTGAGTTTCGGTCTCGGTTCCGTTAAGAATTAATTTGAAGATCTGTTCAAACTTATCGCGGCAGACTTGCGGTGTACTCGACTTAATCGCTTCAATGCCCATTATTTTGAGTTTAGGTTTCTCGTATCGAACGCCCTCATTATCATGAACTTGTAGAATATACCTCTTCTTTGCAGTCCAAATACCTCTGTCAGCAATCGCTTCACGCGCCATGATCATTCGGTTATCATAAGCACTAGTCTCTTCTGCAAGGGTCTCATACGCATCCTTGATGACCTTCTCGAAGTGCATACAAGTCTTATCGAGAAAATCTATCGGGGATTTAGGTTTAAACTTCTTAACAAAATCAGCGAATGTAATATAAACAGAATCTGTATCAATCGCTATAACATAATCTTTGTCAGTGTTGAGTATCTTCTGCATTTCAGTATTGACTGCTGATTCCGCAACCTTAATTGCTCTCTGACCAGAAGTTGTAACACCTTCGGCAATGCTCAGGTCGAAGTATCTGAAGTATTGATTCGCGAGCGCGCCATAGAGCGAGTTCATCAAAATCTTAGTCGCCATCTGTTGATTATCAAAGACGGCGATATCGTTTTCTAACTTCTTGCTAGGGTTTTTCTCATACTCGCGTTTTGCCTTGAGCATCTTATTCTTAGCATCAACACGATCAAAATAAAATTGTTTAATTACATTGGGAATGATACCTTCTTTATCCTTTCTGTATCGCGTGCCGTTCGCTGCGACTGCACCAGTATCCCAATGGGGCGACCCCTCGTCGATGATAGTTTCTGGGGACATGTTATACTGTACGATTATGTTAGGATACAGCGAGTTAAGGTCGAAAGAACATATCCATTCATGTAATCCAATCACTGGTTCTTTAACATATCCGCCAACGATCGACTCTTTGAATTTATTTTCTTTCGGAGGAACCACAACTTTCTGCTGCAGCAATTCATTATAGATTACGCAATCCCAAATATTAGTCGTACCAAACGCATCAGCATAATTAGTCTTTGCTTTATACGCCATCGTCATCGCCAAGGTAATCAGACCCATCTTTTCTTCTAACCGATCAACGAGTTCAACGTCCTTGATGTTATAGTCAATGAATAGTTGGAAGTCTTCTTGGTAAAGCGTATGTAGATTGCCATATTCGTCATAAGAAATCTTTTTCTCGCCGAGAACGCTATGCGCGATATGGTCGAGTTTATATGATGCTTGTTGCCCGTAGGTCAATACACCAAACTTCTGAAACAAATCTAGGTAATCCAGTTGCGATACACCTTCGAGGTCAAAGGCAAGTTGCTCTTGACCGAATTTGCCTTTGATCTTTCTTTCAGTGAGTTTACCCCAAGGAGAAAGTTTCTTGACCCAATGCTCCCCGACTACGGAACCAATCCGCCGAACGAGATACGGAATATCGAAAAACCTGGTGTTCCAACCAGTGACCACGTCAGGAGTATTATTGCTGTTGGACCACCAATTGGTGAACCTGATTAGAAGATCTGCTTCGGAATTACACCGGAAGTATTGTATCTCGCTGTCGTTTCTCGTGGTGTCGTATTCGTACAACCCCCAGACATAATACACGTTATCGATGTTATTCTTGCATGTGATTGATATGACAGTATGCGCCGCTTCGTCGGGCACGGGAAACCCTTGGTCAGAGGCAACCTCAATATCAATTGTGGTTACGTTAATTTCATCGCGGTCAAATTTAACCACGTTCTTATATCGACCAGAGATAAACTGAGAAACAAAATTAGTCATGCCGTAAACACCAAAGTTCGGCACGTCTTTATAGGTTTTCATGAACTCGGACGCTTCGCGCATTCCATCAAACTTAACGGGCGCAACGGGTTTGCCGAAAAGGGTTTTGTATTCGCCTGTCGCTTTTTCGGATGTAACGAAAAGGGTCGGGGAGAAGGGTTTTCTTTCAGATATTCTTTTGCCGTCTTTATAACCGCGAAGAAGAATATTGTTTCCAAGGCGTGAGACATTAGTATAATAATTCATAGATGTATTATATCACTTTTTTCTGTCATATTAAAGGGGAAGTGGACTTTTTTTTTATTAACAGAAAAGTCCTTAAACTGTTCAATACCTTACAGGTACGGTGTCGGCATGTATAAACTTTGACCTGTCGCGATAACACCATAATTTGGTGTAAATAACGGAGAGATCAATCCACCAATCACTAAGGCAGAAAAGAATATGATACCACACCACTCTCTTATTTTCTTGATCATATCAAGCACCTATGCAATATATGATGCGAAGATCATTAAGGGAGTGATCGCCACTGCGCAAACGAATTGACACAATGCAACCGTTCCTTCGTTCTTTAAAATTTTCATTTTATGTTACGTCCTAGTTGAGATTTCTATTTTTCTCGGACGCTGTTCTTCGGGTAAGTTTACTCTGAGGTTGATCACGAGTAGTCCGTTGACGAATTCAGCTCCATCAACGACAACGTGGTCTGCGAGTCGGAAAGTCTCCACGAATTTCTTAGTCGTAATACCTTTATGGAGGTATTCTTTTGGACCATCATCCGGAATTCCTCTAACAACTAGAACTCCTGGATTTGATTCAATTTCTAAGTCCTTCTTTCGATATCCACCGAGCGCGAATTCCATGGAGTATTCCGTGTCACTATGTTTTACGATATTGTGACGGGGGAATCCCTTTTCGTTTGCACCTAAGTCGGATAATCGTTCGATCTCGTTCCAGACATGGTCGAAACCAATAAAACGAGAATGTGGAAATGAAAACACTTTACTTCTTGTAGTAACCATTTTTGCCTCCTAAGCATTTTAGCAAGGTTGTTGTCTATCGACCGGACAATTCCGCATCGACCCATTATATATACTATGTTTTTCTTTGAATGTAAAGAGATGCGCCCATTACGGGCGCATTCTTGTAAATTAGATTAAGATTTATTTCCGATGGAATACTTTGGACAAAGTTCCCATTCAGATTTTTCTTTATGTGAAATAATTTTAATTTGACGCATCGGTGCACATTCTGCAACGCGATGTGGTTCTACGATTTCGACTAATCCCCAATCGGAAAGTAGTGTGGCGATCGTATTTCTTCGAAGCGCGTCAGATTCTTCGAAGTTCGATTTTTTCCCGTCGAGCATAAACAATTCTTTGAAGTGTACGATGAAGTACCTTCCCTGCTTATGCAAAATATGACAAGACTGAAACAGTTTCTGATCCTTTCTAGATGCTACTCCAATTCGCGTTAATGTTTCGCGAACCTTCAGGAAATCGTCAGGTTCTTTAATTGTTATTTCCAGCATTTCTGCTGGGGACCATACTTGATTTTCTTCCACCTTTAAATACCCTTTTCCTTAACTCGTCTAGTT